GCAGGCTCTGAGAATTGTGATGTGGCTGAATACTCGCCATCAGCATACTCATACCTATAACCAAAGCAAATAAATCTATCCTCGATAAAGTTATTCTGAGATGCTGTAACCTGTGGTGTTATATTAGGTGCATCTAAAGGTGGCTTCTTTATAACAAGCAGTGCCTCAGCCAAATTGACATCATCTACATTGGCAACAGGATTAGGATAGCTCCTATCTACGTTAACAAACCTCGGAGGGTTTATGTCGTCAGTAAAGAATAATAGCTTCTCGTCCACAAGGTTTACGCCTGTTATAAGATACTGAGGATTAAAGTTTAGTGTCGTATTAACACCACCACCATCGTCAATACTTTTAACGATATAGGTTAATATATTTGTTTGTACATTAAGAGATACTATAAGGTCTAACTTTCCTGTTGGACTTGGTGTAAAGTTTGAGTCGTGAATGAACCAATACAATGTTTCATTTGCTCCGTCCTCATACGCACCAATACACCTTGCATCGGCACTCAATGCATCTCCATTGTACTGAAGCTCAGTTAATTGTGTGTTGCCCTTACTGTTCTCCACAGAACCAATCTCAGAGTCTTCAGTAGAACCTAAGCGTACATTTAAGGCATCAACATACTGACCATTGGGTAAAAGTCTCTCATCGATACTTTTATTCATTACCCCCTTTATAAAATTTCTTTGCGTGTTAGCCATATTATTTTAGCCATTTATTTTGTCCTCTAAGATTCATTAATAATCTACCGGGATGTATATTACTTATTCTAATCTTTGCATTTCTTAAAAGAGAACTCTTTCTTTTTCTTGCTCTTGCAATTACATACTCCTGTACGTTTAGCTTTGAGCTTAGTATAGCGTACTCAATGTAAGCGTATATATAATCTTCAAACATCTTGTTCACACTAATCTCTGTATTATCACCGTTCTCCATTCCATCGGATACATACTCAAGAACAATACTTTCGTTAGCCATATCAGAACTAAAATTTATAACGCCACCCTTTTTGTTTATACTGAACGTAGGATTTGCGTTAGCAGTCTCTGTATTTAAACCAAAACGAGCTCCTATCGCATAATCAAAATACCACATCCCATCACAACAGTAACCTTCGTATCCGTTAAATGGACTGTTGGCATTTAAGTATATAGACTTCTTGCCTCCTGTAATCCTATCCATATCTAAGTTAGAATGCTCAGGGCTTAGTGCATTTCCATCCTCATCAAATAAAATCCTGCAGTTATTATCTTGTAGATACGCACCACTCCAATTAGTCTGAATGTTTTCAGTTAAAGGATATAGCAATCCATTCTTATACATAGACACCCTTACCCAATTCACATAGTCAGGAGGAAGTACGTATCGTAAGGTATTACATACCGTTAGCTGTAATATTTTTATTTCTTTAAACGCATCATAGTTAAGCTCTTGTATACCACGCTTAGCGTGAAACAAAACCTTAAACCTCTCCTCATTATTTATCAATGAGTGATTGCCTGCGTACATCAACATAAAGTTGTTTACTATATCATACAACGAGACATACTGATAAGAGCCCCAATTTGCATCTTCAGGAGTGTTACCATTATTTTCGTAATATTCATACTGTGAGATATAAGCCATAGTTTATTATTTTTCGTCTTGGTCCTCTTTTTGTTCTAATCCTTGTCCAAACTGAACTGCTGCAACCTCTCTAATTGACATCCCTGCGTACTGTAGTATCTTTAATACTAATGTAGGCTCATCTGAAATAGTCAACTCAAAGTCTTGAAAGTCAGATTGTGATTGGTCAAATGAAGGCTCTCCTCCAATTAAATCAATGTATGTCCACTTAGGGTCTTTAGGGTATCTAATGTATTGACATTGAACCGCACCTATAGTATTTATGCTTGGTGGGAACAATGAGAGGTTAGGCTCCTGCTGTGTATATGCAGGAAACATTGTTGACGGTGCAGTTAGTAACGAGTTGTTCAACATAGTTATCTTGCTATGCGTAACCTTCTCTGCTTCATTTACTACACTATCATCGTACACTACATACCCCTCAGGAAAGTTTTGAAATATATCTGCAGGATTACCATTACCATCCGTTAATACAAGGGTATCTGTCCCTGTTAACGCCTGAACAAATGCCGTCTGATTTGTTGTGGTGTTACCTACAATATCGCCTACCTGCACTCCGGCAGCAACAAAATTTATAGTGTTGTCTACTAATTCACCTACCTGTACTGATGTGTTGCTTCCACTTGCTAATAGTCGTGTGTATACTAATACCTTGTTTAATAGATAGTAGTCATCGTTTGTTGTCGTTTGACTTGGTGTAAAAAATTTATTAGATATGTTGTGTAATAAAAAATTGTCTACTGAGAATATATTTATTACCTCCTCATATCCTTTTGTTATATCTGCATAGCCTGTCCCTGAGGCTCTTGCATTCTCTTTGTTTATCTGATAGTTATACTGATAAAAATAATCCTCAAAAATATCTAACTGTGCCTGCTTAGCGAATAGGTTAAAGTCAGATGGAGAAATGTATCCGTAATTATTTTTATTTAGTATAGACAATACTGTGTTCCTAACCGAGTTTATCATCTGTAAATACTTTCATACAAAGATACACAAAAAAAAAGAGGGGTCGTTAAACCCCTCCTCACTCATTATAACCCTATGTCTATAATTGTTTTTCTAAAAACACTAACACATCTACGCCATCGTCAGACTTAAACCAATCAGCTAAATACTGAACAGGGTCTACACCAAATGGTATCGTTGTTAATCTTTTCTTGTTTCCTTCTAAATTAAAGTATACCTCTCTCCTCTTATTTCTAAATGCAATAAGCTTATTGTCAAAGAACAACTGAACAGTTGACTGTAGTTTTAATTTAGGGTCAGATAATATATTTAAAAATGTACTTGGATTTTGTTTTGCAAATATGAGTACATCTCTTCTTAACTCAGATGATGTCATCTTAGATACATCCTTGTTAAATACAACACGACCAAGATTCTCAAGCTGCTCTATGCTAAGCGACTTAGCTTCGATTAACGCATCCACCTCAGCAGTAAGCTGCTCTACCTCTTCTGCAGCATCCTTACCATAATCAACCTCAATAAATCGTTTACCGTTTAGAGGGTGGTAGTGTAAAAACTGTTGAAGCACAGGATTTGTTCTTGAAACTCTAAGCATACCATCTTCAAAAATTACAGGTGTAACAACAGCGTTACCGTCCTGTTCATCTTCAAAACAGCTTTTTTGATTGATAGCATATCTTATGGTTCTGTTAACTCCTTGCTCCTCATCAAAGTACAGCAGTGCTGAATTACGAGAGCTTCGTGAAGGAATAATGCACGCCAATGGTGCTCTGTCTCTTGTGAGTTTATAAACTCTGTCTTTTAATTCTAATTTCATTTTGATTAAATTTTAAATTTTAAAAATAAAAAAGTTAGGAGTGCCTAAGTAGACACTCCCTCCTCTTTGCAATATTAGTCTTCGAATAACATAAAGTTATTTGCACCTAATGTACAAACACATCTTTCAGACAAGAAGTGTACTTCCATCGCATCTAAAGACGATGTAGCTGCACCACCTGCAGAACCTGTAATCCAAGTCTTATATCTTCTGTCCTCAGTTTCAGAAGCTCTGTAACGAACGTGTAAGAACGGACGTTTAGCATTCTTTCCAAGAACTTGGTCATACACAGATGTTGAACCTGCAGGTACCAATAAACCATTGATAGAACCTGTACCTGCGGCTAAACCTCCACGCATAGTTGGGTCATTCAGATATTTCCAATCAGTCTTGTAGAAGTCATATCCTCTTCGGAATCCTGTGAATCCTAAGTTCAATGCCATTTCTTCGTCATTGTCAAACAATCCGTAAGAAGTACCACCTGCACCATAAGAGTTTTGAGCAGCTAACATATCGTCAATTGCAAATCCAAAGTCTCTATCTAAGAATATTACGTTCTCTTCAATTGCTCCTTGTGCATCAAGTCGTCCGATGATAGCATCGAAGTCAGCTAATGCATTAGGAACGCCACCTGTCCATAGGTTACCTCGTTCTCCTACAGTATGGAACACACCTTGAGAACCAATGTACCCTGCAGCTGTTGCACCTGATAAAGCCTCTGCAGGTACTGCCTCAATCATTGCAGTCTCAAGATAGTCATCGAAACGCAATCTTGTTTCGTGCTCAGACTTCATATACCAAAGGTATCCACTTGCACCGTTTTCTGTTGTTACTTCAACCCATCCAATCTGAGCCATATCAGAACCTGATACTGCGTACTTATCTTTAATGATAATTGGATTGTTCTCAAAGATGAAATCGTCAGACTCTAAAGAACCATTCATTCCTTCAGTTCCTTTTCCAAACTCAGAACCGTAGATGAAGATAGTAACGTCTGCGTTTCCAACTCCTGTACCTGCTGTTACAAGTCCACCTGCTTCGTAAAAAGCAATTGTAGCTTGAATAGGAGATACTGTTAAATCAACATCAGTAACAATACCTTTGTTCTCACCTGAACCATTATTTTGGTGAACAACAACAGTCTGTCCTTCTCTCAATGCGATACCACTCTGAGCACCAAAAGCACTCGCAGTAGTACCTGCTGCATTAGGGTCATCATTTATTTGGAATACTGCTTGGTCAGCATTCACTAATGCGGCTGTACCCACGCTTGTATATTTAACGTGAAGTCTTCCTTGCTCTGCCCATTTTACAAGGTCTGAGTTAGAAGGCATCTCTGCTCCAACCATTCTTAAAAATGAACTAATCGTTCTGTTTCCGTAACGTTCAAATTCCTTTTCATAAGTATCCGGAAGATACTGATTCAAGAAATCAAAGTTAGTAATGTAGTTTGTTGCCAACGGCACTTGTTGTGCGGACGGCTGTAGGTCAAAACCGGGACCTGTTAATGCTCCTGCCATTTTTTCTAATTTTTAAATGTTT